CAAGTTGTTTAGGTCAGCTTGGTATCCACTATCCAATAGAGCAAGAACTGATAAGAAATCTCATTCTGTCAAAGTTCCAACATCTACTACATCTGTTGCTGTAATTACTAATTCTCTGATACCTGACGCTTGCTGTTTGTAATATAGAGTAGTAGCAGGTGTTCAACCATCATCATTTACATTGTTTGCTGCTGCGTCATCTGCATTACAGATAAGAGCATCTATTGTTCTAGCTGCACTTGCATTTATTCTTTCTCTTACAATAGCTTCTAGATTTTCAGGAGAATAAGCTAATTCTCTCCTTGACAATGCTACAGTTATAATAAACTGTCCTTGTGTAATAGTCAAATCATCTGTTGCAGGACCATTATCAGCAGGAGTAGGTCATACAGGAGAACCAGTTGTTCGTTGTGTATTTCCATAAAACATATCTGCTTCTCATATAATAGGCACTTTCATAGATATTGCCATATTATTACCGTGATTTCCAGGTAGTGATGGCAAAAGTTTTGAATATTCAGGGATAAGGTCTAATAGAGGGTCAGTATATACATTAGTTGGGATTAATTGAGCACCAAAATCCTCTTTAGCTGTGTTCATTACCTCATTTGCTTTTGTTTCCATTTCTGCTGCTTTTGCTTCTGCTGCTGCTTCGATAGATTTCTTATATGCTTCTGTATCAAAGTTTTCATCAGCGATTTTTTTAGTCTTTAAGACTACGTCTAATAGTTTTGCGTTCATAATTAAATTTTTTTAAATAAATAAATTAAAGGATTTTCTTAATATTTTCTGCAATCAGTCCATATCAAGATTTACGTTTTGGTGCTGCTCTTTCAAAAGCAACTCCAGTTTTAAGAATTGTATTGTCTAATTTCTTATCTAGTGTTTCAAGATATTCAACCAAACTTTTCATTGCATCTATTGAGCTGTCTAATCTTTTAGTTAAGTCTGCAATAGTTTTGTCTTTCGCTCATATAAGACCTTTCACTTGTTCTAATACGTCAGAGTGATTAGTTTTAACTAATTCTTCAAGACTCTTTACGACAGAATCTGCTAATTTAATGCCTTTTTCAACAGGGTCTGTTTCAACCTTATCCTCTGCAATTTCATCAGAGTTTTCAGCTTCTTGGCTTTCCTCAACAACTTCCTCTTTATTTTCGATTGTCTCTATTTCTTTACAAGGTCATCTACCTCATCAAGTATTTGCTCATCATCAAGCAGGACCAGTTCAATCTCTGCCACTCTTTTCTTCTACTACATCTTCCTCTGTAGCTTCTTCTTCTGTTTCCTCAATAACTTCCTCTTTTACTGCTTCTACTTTAACTTTAATTTTAACTTCTTCTTTTATTTCTTCTTCCTTTACTTCGATTTCTTCTATTTGTTTTCATAATTCAATTGCTTTATCTACTCGTTCGCTAGTTGATTCTACTTCTACATTCTCTCAACTCAAAGATACTCAATCATCTCAACTCTCATATCATCTTCTGTAATATTTATCAAAGGCATCTGTTCCTCCCCATTTGCAATGATTATATACAAATTCCTTTTCAAACATTGCACATACATATATTCTTTCATCAGAATCTTCTGACATTCATTTTTCTATTTCTAATTGTTCTGTCAGTTTATTCTCAATAGAATCTTCTGAACTTAATCATTTTTCCTCTACGTCTTCTACATCTCAATCTGTTGTATTTTCTCATTCCTCTTTTTCTTCTACCTTTTCATCTTCTGTACCCATTACCTCGGATTTTTCCTCAATAACTTCTTTTACTTCTTTTTCTTCCTCTTTTTCTTCTGTTTCCTCGGGTTCTCATTTGTCCTCGGATTCATCTGCAACCACTTCTTCTTCCTCATCTATATTATCTTCCACTTCTTCTTCTACAACCTCGTCTGCTGTTTCTTCTTCAACGACCTCTGTGGTTTCTTCTTCTACCTCTTTTGTTCATATTTTATCTTCTATTTCTTTTTGTTCCTGTTCCATAGATTTTTCTACATCTACTTCTATACAACTATCCATACTTTTCATAAGTGCGTAAGGATTAGCAGGTATTGATACCAAACTTATTTCATATAGTTCCAAATCTTTTATAATAGTTTCATATCATGTAATATAATCATCAGCATCTTTTACTTCTAATACTTCATAATCTTTTACTCTGTATCATATAGAGAATGCTCTAATTACTCAATTCTTTAATGCAGACATAACTCAATCTATATCTTCTGTAATAGTAGCTTTAATATATAATCCTTTTGGTTTAATAGTAGCTTCTGTTACAGTCCCTACTGGTTTATCAGCTTTATGCTGTAATAACATCACAGGGTTCATCATATAAAGGTCTATAGCTTCTTTGAATGCTTTAGGTTCTACTATATCTCTCATTCTATCTTTGTCTTTAGTAGAGGCAAATCATTCGATTTCTATACCTGTTACATCTCATGCTTCATTTGTTATTTCTTTTATTGATTTCTTCTCACAAATGATTTGGAAGTGGTTTTGTTCTTTAATAAGTTTGGTTTTCATTTACTTAAATTAATATTTAAAATAATTATTTTATGCTGTTTTATATAACATTGTGCATCTACAATTAACTCCTGTTGGTGCTAAATTTGTTCCTGTAGATGAATAAGTGTAGTCTAATGGCACTCGTCATACAGTCTCATTATCCATATGGGTAGGTCTAACTCTAGAATCTCCCACTGTGGACCATTGTTTTAACATTGCTACTCATCATTGCTGTAATTGTTTAATTGGAAGATAGTTTCAGTGTTCATACGCTTTCCCCATCTCTGTAACTGCTATCATTTGTGCTCTAGCTTTTGAGAATAACTTAGAATCCAATGCCACTATCTGTTTCTTTATATCTCATACTCATAAATCATTATCTATTCAATTCTTTAATATATCTATTACTCACATCTTTGTTGTCTTACTTATACTACCTTTAAAGTTACTTAGATTTAATGCTCCAAAATCCTCCATATATGCTATTGGCAAATTCTGATTATATATAATAGCATTCTCTAACATTAATTGTTCATTTACTCTATATGATTTCTTATATCATTTAGCTACTGTTTTACTTACCTGTGGCTTTACATTCTCTATTGCTTCATATACTCACATCTCTCTCCAAAATCAATCAAGTGGTTCACTACTTACATCTGTTTGTCGTCATTTCTCTCAAGCGTATATATTTGGTACCGGTTGGTTTAAATAATTATATTCTTTCATTACTTTACCAGGATATTTTGTATATAGCTCTGCATAATTATCTAATAAGAACTGTAGTTGTCTTTTGAATGATTTTTGTAGTATCGTATATACCTTTACTTCGTTGTGTAATATTCTTCTATGGTTTAATTTAACTGCCATCAAGTGGTTCGTTAGGAGATAAAACTGCGTCTAATGCTATATCTTCTAATAAAACCATACCTCTATTTACTAATAGTTTATCTGCATTCTCATCAGGCAATTCACTCATATCTCTTTCTTTTCTTACCTCATTAATTGTTATTACTCATTTATCTAAATCTTTTCTTTGATTCTCCTCTATCATATCTCTATCGTCTAATGTTTCTCACTTAACCTGTACCCAGTATTTCTCATGTATAACTGGCACAAATTTACTTATTAATATATTAATTATATTTTCAAAGTCTTTTTCATAAGGTCTTATTGTTCATTCTATATATTCTTTTCTTAATTCTTTTCAGTTTGCTAGATTAATATTATCTACATAACCTAGTATATTTTTAGGCACACCAAATGTTGCACTAACTTTCTCTATAGTTAATTTCTTTTGATTAATAAAATCCATATCTTTATGATTCATTGCTAATGTCTTAATATCTTTTATTCATCAACCTATCAACATCTTGTGAGCGTTTGCTGTTCATTTATATTGTGTTTGAAATTGCTCCTTTGCTATTTTCATCTCATCATCACTTAATGTATCTTCTAACATTAATATAGAATTAGGTACTGCATTATTTTCAAAGAACATATAATTTATTTTGCTTGCTTCTAAATCACTTAGAGCGTCCCATACTATACCATGCAATAATCACATACCTAGATTTAAATTATTTATATCAGGCTCAAATTGGAAGTATGCTATATCTTCTACTCTATAGTTTTTAACTTTTCATCATTTGGAATATTGTTTATATCCTGTTATATTTCAATTCTCATTAATTACTTTAGTCATACTTCTAGTATCTAATACCTGCATAGCTACTACCTCTTGTTTTAGATTTCTCATAGGCGTAATATATACCTCTCAACTTAATAGATAGTTTCTATATAAATCTATCTTAAATTTTTGGAATGTAGGAACATTTAAATAGTCTAATACTTCATCAACCAATTCGGTATCATCAACCACTTCTCTGTTATTGTCCACAAGATATATACCCTCTTTTGCAACATTGGTTGCTATTTTTCTAATACATTGTCTTATATCAGGGTTTTTTTTATATAAATCGTAAAAAGTATTAGTAGATATAACTACTCAATCTTCTATTAAT